AGCATATATGGAGGTTACAATGCAGAAAATTATTAACGGAATTGCTATATTCTCAGGTGCAGTGGCACTTGGTGTAGTAGGTCTTGGTGGATATGTATTCATTCGTAAGGATGCAATCATTGAAAATGTTAAGAGCAAGATTATGGAATCTGTTTTACCCGGTGGTCTTGGTGATATAGGTGGTGGAGCACTTGGTGGATCATTAGAGATACCTTCTCTTGGAGCACCATCTAAAGAAGCAGAACCCACAGCACCTCAATTACCTTTAGGTTTTTAGAAAAAATAATCTTCTAAATAGGGCTGCATGACCCAAGCATTAAAATGGCAGAAGCAGTTAAAAAAGAAGAAGTAAAGAAAGGCCCTATAGGAAAACTCAAAGAATTATCTGAAGATAAAGAAGAACAGATGCAGATTCTAAGTACTTTTGTAAGACTTGGAATTTTGATCTGGGCCGGTGGAATTTTAACTTTAAACTACGTTACATTTCCCGGAATGACTAAGCAGGATAAGATAGATCCAACATTCATAGCTTCTGTATTTACAGGGGTTTTGGCCACATTTGGAGTCGAAGCTGGTAAGAAGGGTGCAAAATCAAGTTCACCATCTGGAGGAAGTGCAAATATATCGAAGAAGGATATGGAGATGCTTATAGAGAAAGCAACTCAAGCAGCACCTGCTCAGACAATAAGAATTGAGCAAGCACCAATGGTCTTGACTCCTAGTGCTACACCGAAGAAATGATAATGGATAAGCAAGTAAAATGGGGAAAGTGGTTTGCTCTTAGTTTGGGTGGACTTATTGGTTTATCTCACATAGGTATGATTGGGTCATTATCGAATCGTGAGAGTAAACTACCCAGTATTAATTTACCAGTAGGCCCATATACATCATATAAAGCAGATGTGAGTCATAATGGATATTCCATAGAATATAAAGCAAACGATCCAAAGGTGATGCATGTGGAACGGGATATAAAGAAAAAAGGTGGGTTTCTTGGGTTGGCTAACAACATTGAAAAAGTCACTGAACAGTACACGATGGACGGTGCAATACACCATAAACCAACCACAACAACAATCTCATCAAACGGAGGAAAGTCCGAAGCATGTATCAAAGCAATCGGAGGTGCAGAAGGAACAGGAAGACTCGTGGGTTCCAGTATTGGTGCTAGTGCTGCTCCTACTCTCGCTAATATTCCCTTTGTTGGTTGGGTTGCTGCTGGTTGGGTAACGATGTTCTCTGGTAATCAAGGTGCAGAGATTGGTGGTCAGATGGCAGAAGATTTAAATAAAAATTGCTAATGAAACTAATCGATGGGTGTCACTCTTTAAAACTTGAGTGTGCACTCAGAGATTTAGGATTCGTAGATATCGGTTGGAAGTGTGTTGCTCATGCCGGTATCTTTTTTGTGCAACCAGTTGGAATACCTGATGATCCGGAGGGTGATCTACTTGGATTTCATATCACAGTTCCGTATGCAAAAGACTACAAAAAGATTAAAATGTTACAATCCGCACGAAAAGCACTTGACTTTGCACAAGGAATTGACTAGATATAGAGTAGTAATAAATTTATAAATGATTTTTCTATCAAACCCACAAGTATGGACATTATCAGGTACATGGTCTGATAGAGCATTGAGTGCAACAGGTCTAACCAATATGGAATTGCTAATGACAGTTGACACAATACTCTTGCCAGTTATTTTTGTAGTCGGAATATTTGCTTTATCTACTAAAAAAAGAAAGAGAGTTTAAGCAATCATAAGCATTGCTTTTTTTAACTCTCTAGAGTGATTTAATTCGTCTTGTGCAATCTCAGCGATCTTTGTATCTTCTGGATGATATGCACTATATTTTGTGTATGTCTCAAAGGCATGCTTTTCGATCTTCATGTTGATATCGTAAGCGTTAGCAGGATCGATAAGATAATACCCAACCATGATCCAATAATAAACCAAAACAAGATGTTTGGCAAAGAAGCGGTCAATCCAATACTTGTTACCTTCTCTAAGCTCCATTTCTTCCAAGTGTTCTGTTTCATTTAATGCCTGATAGAAGTGTTCTTTCATCAAGTATATATGATCTTCGCCTCGAAGGCCAAGAGATTCACGAAAATGTAACACACTGATAAATGAGAAGTAAGGTGCTCTTGCAATTACTTCCAATACCCAAAATCTTTGAAAGTCTCTACCTCTGTAGAGAAAATCTAAGATGTATATGGTTACATCTAAAACCCATGTGTTAAATTTTTTCATACCCAAGCGTAATTAATTGATGTGTAAACTGCTATGCAGATGAATCCAAACAGAATAGTTGTTGATTTAATTGGTAATTCTTTCATTATTCCTCCTTAAGACAGTACTCACAAGAAAGAGGACTTGCCTTCATATCAGGCAGATCCTCTCTTGCTTGTTTTATTGCGTTGTATGCGTCATCTGCATATTCACAGATTTCGTAATGATTGTTTTGTAGGTCATGATAACCTATGACGTAATGGGACATGATAGTTTCAACTCCAGTACACTAATATTTAGTATAACATACTAGGTAAAAATACGCATTATTGTGTGGACTCCCACACTATGATTATCTTGTTTTGCTAAAAAACTCTTTAAGTGATGATTGCAATTGTCCTTTATTTTCAGTATCTGGTTCTTTATATCCTCGCATTCTTTTCCATTCCTGATACATCGCACCGAGCAACCAAGATTGAGATAGACTCTTAGGCCCATTCTCTAATAAATCTCTTTGCTTTTTATTCAAATGTTTATATCCTTTGTAATCTTCTCTCCAGTTGGAATTATCCATAGGTTGGTTTGTCATTGTGTTTTGTATTATAACACTATATTATATAGTTTGCAACCTAACAATCCTTACTCATACTTTCTGCCATACTTCCACCAATCTCTGCACCTTGATTTCCACTAAACATCGTTACCCAACCAGCAGCAACCCAACCAACAAAGGGAATACCAGAGAGAGCAGGTGCAGCTGCAGTACCAACACTAGAACCTACGAGTCTTCCTGTTCCTTCTGCTCCACCAATTGCTTTGATACACGCTTCTGATTTACTACTGGCAGTAGTCTCGGTTGATCCATTTTTATGATGAACTGCACCATCCATTGTATATTCTTCTGTTACCTTTTCAATATTATTTGCAAGTCCTAAGAAACCACCTTTCTTTTTAATATCCTTTGTAATGAACATCGTCTTCGGATCATTTGCTTTGTAACTAATTCGATATCCTTCCTTACTAACTTCTGCTAGGTATGAGGTATAAGGGCCCACTGGAATATCCAGTGATGGTAGTTTACTTTCTCGATTTGAAAGTAATCCTATCATTCCAATATGTGAGATGCCAAGAACAGCACCTAAACTAATTGTTAACCACTTGTTCATAAGTTCCTTTATCCTGTAATTTTTCTACAACCGTCTTTGCTTGCATTGGTGCAACATCACCGAGTCCGTTTGCATCGAACCAAGGTGCACTTTCCCAATCAAATCCTTCACCAAATGTATTATCAGGTGCCATAACATACCAATGACACTTAGCGTCAGGTATATCTACAGCACATACTGCCCAATCATCTGCCCACTGTGGTACTTGAACATACATCACAGGTAGATGATCAGCAAGAACTGGTGTCGCTATAAGAGTAATGGCAAACAAAACTACGCTTACAAAAATCCGAGGAATGTATCTAACGGACATCGGATGCTTGTAAACTTCCATTACTTCTGCATAGGACAACTTGTTCTTCATTTTGAATCTGGTACAATTTTTACTGGTGCTGACTCAATCCTTATGGTTTGAGCTGGTGCAGTTTCAGATGCTTTTGCAATTAGAAACTCCATATCTTTTTTTGAAATATTCGCACTACCACCATCAGCACTGTTTTTCTTTTTACCTGCTGCTTGAACTCCGAAAGTGGCCAGAGTTCCTGTGAAAACTGAAGCTATAAATGTCGGATCAAGTTTTTGTTCTGGTATGTTAAATGCTGCTGGCAACTTAACATATGCCAAAGTTAAAATACCTGCTGACCAGACAAGAACTGCCAATCTCACGATTGTAGATAGAAATGCGAGTTGCTCTTCCTTATCATCGACACTTTCCTTTATCTTAGAAAAGATGCCTTTCTTTTTAACTTCTTCTTTTTTAACTGCTTCTGCCATAAAAAATTAAGACGACTATTTATATATAGGTATCTTAATCTTAATTTAACTGTTATGATTTATAAATTATATGATCTTTCTAATACTCCAATATTGTAATCTCTTCTATCTAACACGTATTCCATGAAGGAAATTTCAACATCTTCTAGGTTGGTGTTACCTCCCATAATCCACTGATGGCAGAACTCGTATACATCTCTGCAATTATCATCTAAGTGATGTTGTAAAGCACGAAAGCAATCGGCTCTTAACTTCATCTTTTCATCTGTGTACATCCAGTCGTCCATAATGTAATAAGTAGCATACTTATATTATACCAAAAGTTCCTGCTGTTATGCCAATTGTTACGAAAACAATAAATTCCACCAGATCCCTTGAACCTGATGGAACTGTTAATAAAATTTCATTTAAAAGTTGAAAAATCATTTACTATTTTCTTTATGCGAATGCGATGTTACCTACACCTGATACGATGTAAAGAGTAACAATTGTTGTGAATAGAATGTGATACATTATGCTCCTTGGTATACTGGTGTCATTACTCCACCACCCTCATCGTCATCATCATCGTCACCACTAATGGCACGAAGAAATAATTCAATGAATACTATGGCTCCTACTGGATAGAAACACCATAGTATTGCTTGAAAGGGTGATACAGCATTGTCTGCTACTAATTCGGTCATTAAACAAAACCTGGTATTAGTTGACCTGTTGTTAGGTATGCTCCGATACCTGCGATGATGCCGATCATGGCAAGTCTGCCATTAAGTGTCTCAGCAACCCTTTTTTGTGGTTCAATTGGTTTTGGTGTTGTCATTAAAAAATACCTGGAATGATGTTTCCTGTTGTTGCGTAAGCACCGATTGCTGCTACGAAACCAAGCATTGCTGCCCAACCGTTAAATCTTTCTGCTTCTGGAGTCATGAGTTTGTACCTTTGTTGAATTGTGAATTG